GGCGATATGGCAAAACCCCGGCCTCGGTGCTAGGTTTAGCCCAGCGCCCGTGTAGCTCAGCCGGTAGAGCAGCGCACTCGTAACGCGAAGGTCGCAGGTTCGATTCCTGTCTCGGGCACCAAATCTACTTCCGCTGTATCTCGCCAAGCTTCACGCCTCTCCTTATAAGGCCGTCAATTACGGCCTTTTTCTTTCGCGGAATTTCGCATTCTTTCGCTGCGTGCCGCGCATTTTTAGTACATCATTCAGCACTTCTCCATTCGAGTGACTTGGTGATGTACTGATGCCCCTCACTGATACCGCTGTGCGACAGGCCAAGCCGGCCGATAAAGACTTCACCCTCACGGATGGCAGCGGGCTTTCCCTGTTCATCGCCACCAGTGGCACCAAGTCCTGGCACTTCAGGTTTTCCTGGCACGGCAAGCAGCCGCGCTATTCGCTGGGAACCTACCCAGAAATAACTCTCAAGGAGGCCCGCGAGCTGAGGGATCAGGCTCGGGCGCTGGTCGCCAAGGGGGTCGACCCTCGATTACATCGCCGTGAGGAAAAGCGCGCCGCCGCCGGAAATGCCATCAAGACCTTCGAGGTTGTCGCCAATGAGTGGCACAAGTTCAAGGTGCCGCGCCTGGTCGCTTCGAAGAAGGGCGCCGCATATCAATCGCGGTTTTACCTGGACAAGGACCTGATTCCGGTGCTGGGCAAGCTTCCGATAGCAGACGTTAAGCGGTCCGATGTGCTGGTGGCGCTTCGCAGGGTCGAGGGCAGAGGCGCGCTGAACTCGGCACGCAAGTGCCGCGCCTGGCTCAATGAGATATTCCGGTTCGGCATTGCTTCTGGCTATTTGGAAATGAACCCGGCCTCAGACCTGGACATCGTCGCCGCCAAGGAGCCCCCAGAAAAGCACAACCCAATGCTCCGCCAGCACCAGCTTAAAAAGTTCCTACGCGACCTGCGCGCCTTCACTGGTGCGGCCGGATACGTAAAAAGCGCGATCAGGATATTGCTGTTGACGGGGGTGCGAACTGGCGAGCTGCGTCATGCCACGATCAGCCAGTTTGATCTGGACGCCGCGCTGTGGACGATCCCACCGGACATGGTGAAGCAATTACGGAAGGTTATTCGTAGCAAGGGAGGGGATGAGGTACCGCCGTATCTGGTGCCACTGTCGCGGCAGGCGGTAGAAGAGGTGCGCAAGGTGCATCAGTTGACCGGCCGCTACAAGCTGCTGATCGCCGGCCGGAACGAGCCGACTAGGCCTATCAGCGACAACACGGTCAACGCTGCATTGAAACGCATGGGGTATGAAGACCAGCTGACCGGGCACGGGATCCGTGCCACGATCTCAACGGCCTTGAACGAGATGGATTATCACGAGGACTGGATAGAGGCGCAGCTTTCGCATGCGAGTTCAAGCAAGGTCAGGAAGACCTACAACCACGCGGAGTACGTGGAGCAGCGGCGGGGGATGATGCAGGACTGGGCGGATTACTTGGACGCGCTTGAGGCTGAAGCCTGATCCGTGCTGCCGCGGGCGGCGGCGATCTGCGCCTGGTTCCATTGCAGAACCTCGGACTTGATCCAGCCAACGGAGCGGCCGCCCAGGGGAACCTGTTTCGGGAACAGGCCTTGGTTGGCCATGGTGTATATCTTTGTGGTGCCCAGGCTGGTCAGCTTCTTGACCTCTGGCAGGCGGATGAATTCGACCGGCTCTTCTGGCAGGTCCTGGCGCTCTGTTGTCATGGGAATTCCTCGCCCGCCTGGCGGGCTTCTGAAAGTTGAGTGTGATTTGCAGAAAGGTCTTGCAGACGCCGGCGTTGCGCCGGTCTATGGTTTCAGCGTTCGCCCGGCCCGTTGTCCTGGCTATCCGTCGACTTTCCGGCGGGCTGTGGCGAACTCCTATAAGGCCAGTTCGGCCTGCATTTCTCGGCGCCATATCGGCGAACTGTTGTGTGATTCGATGCGATCAGCGATGACGCTGGCGCGCTGGCCGGCCGTCGGCGGCACGTACATACCGAAGCGGCTGATGCTGCCGCCGTTCACCGCGGCGTTTGTGGAGTCGGCTGATGCGAAGGGCAGGTGCTGGAAGATTGCAGGGTCGAGCATGCGCAAGCCATGAAGTCGACATGCCGGGCGACCCTGGTCGTCGCAGATTGCATCCATAGCCGCGGCCATGCGTTTCCACCACGCGCCGGTGCCGGGCGAACGCCATTGGCCGGAGCTGCCGAAGGCTACGGTCGGCCATTCAGCTGCCAGACGCTGTAGGCGCTCAATCGATTCGTGAAGGTGCCACACGGGCACGCCGCGCAGATCATCGGGCCAAGCGTTCAGTAACGCGTCGTTGGCCGCTTCGTCGCCGTCGATCACGTCCGGTATCAGCGCCCAATCAAACCCAGGGTGCCGGTGCCAGTCTTCGACCCACCGGGTATAGCCGTCAACGTCGAGCGTGCCGCCCTTGGTCCAGATGCTGAATGCGCCGTTGTCGAAAACGAACGATTGGCAGACGTCGGCGACGATGCCCATGTCGTCTTTGCGCGGGAACGGCACGAGCGCATGCCGGCCGGCAAGGAACCGGGCGCCGTCTTGCCGCGTGCCGCCGATGGGCGTGCCGTGATAAGCGATCATCCGCTGAGCCTCACTGTTTCGATCTCGACGCCCTGGTGAGTTGCAATGATCGTTTGATCGCCGCCGAGCGCTTCTGACAGGCTGTCAGCAATTTGCTCATGCCAACCCTTCTTGATCAGCGCGGTCGCCGCTCTGATGTGCTCGACGTGGATCATTGCGAGGGTTCGCAACTCAAGTTGGTAAACGATGGTTTCGCCATCGGCCGGGCAGACTGCTGCAAAGGTATGACGATAGATGTTCATCGCTTCGGCCCTCGGTAGATCAGCCAGGCCATGTACAGCGGGGCTGCTATGGGTATGAGGAAGATCATGGCGCCACCTGCTTGCGGTAGCCGGCGTCGTACAGCGCCTGGCAGCCGTCTTTGACGTGACCCTCAAAGTTCGACCTGTAGACTTCCGCCATTTCGTCGATTGCCTTCAGCCGTTCTTCCGCCGCGATCTGCTCGGGCGTGCGGATTGGGCGGAAGTCGATGTCAGGGTCGGCAAGCTTGAAAAGCATGTATCCGCGCAGCAGGATGACTTGCTCATCCAGAAACAGAACCGATGCTTCGCGCCAGTTCCTGCCGCCATTACTGGTGAACTCGCACACCGTTCCAACCGGCGGCAGGCCTTCGCCGTCCCAGGTTGGTTCTGATGGCCTGGGTACAAGCCTTGCCTTTCGCCATTCAGGGAACGCCGGGATGTGCTCAAGCCCTTTGTCGGCATAGCAGCTGTAGTACTCGCCGCCTGGGTTGTAGATCCAGCCGGGTTCAATCTTCGCGTTTCCTGGGCACCAGTGCGTTGCGTGCGGCGGTGCTTTGCTCCAATCGATTTCTACAGGCATGACTTGTCCTTTCAGCCTTGCGGCCGAGTTGAGAGAGTTGGTTTATTGGTAGTTCTTGCTGATGCGCTCGGCGATGGCTTCGAGGCGCTCGGCCATGGCCCACATGTCGTTGTTGTCGCGGCGGGAGACGACCGCGGCGCGATGCACGTTGCGGCCGCTCAAAATCCAGGCGCACAGCAGGATCAGCCAGGCCTCGGCCTTCCGGTGGATGAAGCGCTTCATGCCTGCGCTACCGGGTGTGCCGCGTTCCAGAGCTCGAAGGCTTCTTGCGTGGTTGCCGCTTCGATCTTCTCGCCGCAGGTGTAGCAGTGCGCTACACCGCCGGCGGCGCCTACATCGTGGTGACCTTGCTTGCATGGGTTCATGCGCCAGTCGTCATCCGAGTTCGGCTCTTCCTCATCGGACGCAACCACCAGCGATTTTCCGCACGAATGGCAGAAGTTCATGCCGTTCTCTTCCGGACCGTCCTCATGAAATGACCAAGTCTCGCCACAGCCACTGTTCCAGATGCCGCTGTCAGCTTCACGGTGCCACTCGCATTCGCCGCCGGCGAAGTCATCAATCCGCTGATCTGCTACGTTCAGGCGCAGCTGCAGGGCCTCGCGCTCCCTGACTGCCTGGGCATGTCTGTTGCGCCAGTGCAGCACAGCGTCCAGCTCTTCGGCCGCTGTTACCGGCGGTTGCCCGGTCATGCGGCGTTCGATCATCTGCCAGGCTGGCTCGTATTCTGGCCAGTCGCTTTCGATGACCAGGCACTGACGCTCAGGTGCGTTCCAGCCGAAAAGAAGCGCGGCAACATGCTCGAGATTGGACAGGGCCACGTCACGGTCCAAAGGCGACATCTTGTCCAGGTCACTGCGCTTGATGACGATGTAGCGGTCCTCGCGCAGGAACGGATCTTCTGGAATGTTTTCTGTAGGCATGGGGAGTCCTTTGCCGGGCCATGCCCGGGCAGTTGAGGTGCTACGATGGCGCCTTCCTCAAATTGGGTAGGCCTATGACAAAGCACGATATTTACGATGACTTCCAGGGCTATCAGCTCTGGAACTACATGGAGTGCGAGAAAGACGAGGAAGGCCGAGAGACCTGGCGGATCAACGTCGAGGTGAAGCGGGGCGGGGAAGTTGTGGTGCCGGTTGTCGCTGGTGATCGCACATTCCCCGACCGTGGCCTGGCCCAGGTCGCCGGCCGGGAGCTTGGGGAGAAGTTGCTTGCAGGACGATCAGCGTGACAGCTCTTTGGCGCGCTTCTTCGACCAGGCCAGAACGTCGAGCACTACGCTCTTGCTGAACATGCTGCGCTGACGGTAGTAGTCGACTGCATCGCGGCTCACGCTGAAGCAAACCGATTCCTTGAACTTCAGCTTGCGCAGCTCGTCATGGACATTCTTCTCGATGAATTCATGAGGTGTCATAGCGGCACCCATTCATTCTTGGCGTTGTAGTGGCCGCGCCATTCGCCGAGCTTGAAGGTCAGAGTTCCGGGCGTGCACAGCCAGGCTCTGGCTATCGGTCCGCCGGTGAGCTGATAGCTCCTTTTCAGGGCCCGCAGAACGCGCCTGCGGATGCGTGGGCGCGACAGATCAATCCGCTTGATGCGGAGGGGGGGGGTAGACATCGATACACCTCCAGGCAGCATCCGGCATTGCCGGGCTGGCGTGATATGGGTTTGTGGTCTATTCGTTCTTGACCAGCGTGTTGCTGAATCAAGGAGCGGTCATGAGCAAAGTCAGGAAGCTGTCGCAGAGGGAGCTATCAGAAAAGCTCGGCATCAATGAAAGTGACGTGGCTAAATTCGTCGCCGACAACGAGCTAAAGTCAGATGGATCTGGCTATTGGGTTTGCTTCGGCTTGAATACGCCGCCCGAGTTGCTGAAAAAGCATCGAGCCGATGGCGGCTATCGAGGCGAGGTGGAATAGGTCTTGGTCAGGTCGCCGTTGACGACGTGCCCTCGGCGCAGCACCAGGTTTGCCAGCGCAGCCCTGTCCTTCTGGCTATGACTGGCCTGACCAAGCAGGCCGAAATAGCTGTTCGCTGTCTCGCGCAGATCCTCGGCCGGAGCCGCGGCGGTTCGCTTCAGCGCCTGGGCCAGGGATCGCTTGCGGGTGATTCGCCGCGGTCGACCGGTTGCAAGATCGTCTTGCTGGGGTTGAGTCTGGCGCCGAGCTTCGGCAGGAACGCCTCTACCTGGGCCAGCCACTCGTTCAACTGCTGCGGCGATTCGTGCAGGAAGACGAAGTCGTCGACGTAGCGGATGTAGTGCTTGGCCTTGAGCTGGTGCTTCGCGAACTGGTCCAGGGAATCCAGGTAGACGTTGGCGAAGAACTGCGACGACAGGTTGCCGATCGGCAGGCCCAGGTGTGCAGGCTGCGCGGTCAGGCGCTTGTGCTGCGGTACCCGGTTGAACAGGCGCGAAGGGCTGCGGACTTTGTAGTTCTCGCGCGGGTCGTGCATCAGGATCTGCTCGGCGAGTGACCGCCACCAGGGTTCCTTGATCCTTGCGGCCAGCTGGCCGGCCAGCACGTGCTTGTCGATCGAGACGAAGAAGTTGGCCAGGTCGAGCTTGAGATACCAGCACGGCCTCGACCAGTTCTGGCTGATGCTCCTGATCTTCGACTCAAGGCGCTTTGCGGCGTACAGCGTGCCGCGTCCCGGGATACAGGCGCAGCTGTCCGCTATGAAGCTGCGCTCGATCCTTGGGCCGATGTGGTTGTAGAGCAGGTGATGCACGATCCTGTCGCGGAAGTCCGCGGCCCATACCTCTCGGGCCTTGGGCCTGGTCACGACGAAGCAGATGGAGCGGCCTGGCCGGTAAGTGCCGGCGATCAGGTCTTCGTACAGCTCCAGCAAGTTGATCTCCATGTCCTGCTCGTATCGCCTGGCGCTCGCAGTGTTCCGCTTGCGCCGCCGGCAATCGTAGTAGGCCTGGACGAGATCCTCGAACTGGAAGGGAGCAACACTTGATTCTGCGGACAGGGCGCACCAGGCGCTCGTTGTTCTTGGCGTAGCTGTCGAGCCAGCCACCTTCAAAGTCCATGAGGCAGGCGAGGTTGGCTGAGTACTGCGACCTGCCGTGCTATCTACGTCGCCAGGACGATTGCTCAGCCTGGAAACTGCGCCGGACCTTCCAGCAGGGATGCGGTGGTTTCCGTGGTGCGCATGGCGGTGTCCAACTGGACAGCGGCACGACCAGATTCAGCGCACAGGCAGGAGAGCCGTAACCCTCAAGCAGCGGGCGCGGTTGCGGATTTCTTCCAGGCGTTCGCCTGTCGGCCTACGGAGGCCGCGAGCTTCATCGCTTTGGCATGTTGGCCGCGGCTGATGGCGCCGTTTTCGGATAACGCCCTGAACAGGTAGTTGAGCATCCAGATGTTTTCGATGACCTCGGTGAGATACGGGCGCTTGTCTCGAGCCATATTCGCTCTACCGATCAGCACCAGCACCTCAAGACACACATCCCGAATCTTGCCGCCGGCAACCTGTTTCAGGTCGCGCGGAATATGGCGAACCAAGCTGAGTGCCATGCTGAACAACTCTTCGGCCACCTTATGGATCTCTAACTGTGTATGCAGGGCCATCCTGGCCTCCTAAAAGCGAGGGCGCCGAGGCGCCCAGGAATGAAGCATTGAATGATCAGAAGTGCTTTCTGCGGACAGGGCGCACCAGGCGCTCGTGGCTCTTGTCGTGGTAGCTGAGCCAGCCACCTCCAAAGTCCACGAGGTAGGCGGAGTCGGCTGAGGACTGCGACGACGACCAGTGATAGGCCTTCTCGAACAGCTCAGGCACGTTCGCCTCAGCAACCTGCAGCTCCCGGCGCGCCGGCAGATAGAAGTCGTTGTGGCCGTCAGCGTTGAACTCGCTGGCCAGCCTGGCGGCCGGGTGATCGACGCTGTCGGCCAGCAAGGCTTTAGTGTTGGCCAGGCCATCACTGGCCCTGGATGCGCCTTCGCATTCCTCTTCGTAGCCGCCCCAGGCAGCGCGCAGCTGCTGGGTCAGGACCGGGACGATAAGGTAGTAGTCCGGCGCACCGTTCTCTCCACGCACCAGGCCGGCGTTGTATCCGCCTTCGCCTGGCCAATAGGCGCCCAGCGCCGGGGCCCCGCCCGAAAGGAGGCTGGCACTTTCGCCGCTGATCAGTTTGTTCAGTTCACGCTGGATGATTCGCGACGCCAGACTGGCGTCAACGCTAATGCTGACTTGTTGCATGGTGTTGCTCCTCTGAGCGGAATAGGGTGCAGGCGGCCGGCGCTTCCCGGCTTGCTTCTGGTCTGGGCGTCGTCCTGACGCTCCCGGGAAACGCCTGCAAGAAAAGGAATGAAAAAGCGAATTAGCGAATTGGAAGGCTGCGGACAGGGCGCACCAGGCGCTCGAGGTTCTTGGCGTAGCTGTCGAGCCAGCCACCTTCAAAGTCCATGAGGCAGGCGAGGTTGGCTGAGTACTGCGTGCTCAACCAGTGCCAGCGATCCTCGCGCAGCGTCACCAGGCCATCGGCCTTGGCGGACATCAGCAGAGCTCCTTCGAGGTGGGATGGGATGTGCGCACCCAACTCCAGGGCCTTCACGGCGACCTCGCTGCCGGCCTCGGCCATGGCCCGGGTGTTCGCCTCGCCGTCGCTGTAGCTCTTCGCCCCCGGAACATCGAGGCCGTACTTGCCCCAGAAACCGGTCAGCTCATCGTCGAGCAGCACCAGGGCGCGCTCTTCGCCGTTGAGCCAGTAGCGGGTAACGAAGGTGCCGCCGGCGAGAGGTTGACCGCGCTCAGGGAGGTCAGCGGCGGCGATTATCTGCTGGGTCGTTTGAGTCATTGTGTTTCTCCAGGTGTGCGCCGCCCTCCGTGACCGGTGGTGGCAATTTGGTTTGGGTTGGGGTATTACGGGTGACCGGCATGGAGCCGGAAGGGGAAGCGGCAAATGTCTGTGATGAGTGAGCTATTTTCAGGTGTAGCTGGGGCGATTCTTGTTCTGGCGGTGCAAAAGGGAGGATCGTTCCTTTCAAACCGTCGCGATTCCTCTGCCATTTACCGCTGGCTTGAGAGCGAGTCTAAGAACACTGGCTCGCCTGATTTCAGGTCAACCCGCGCCATAGCGAGCCATACCAATCTCACGGAAGATCGTGTTCGCCTGCTATGTAGCACGCACCCTTTGATTTTCCTTTCGACAGGTACGCAGCCAGATCTTTGGACGATCAAAGAGCGAATGCGAAACCCTCAGCACCACATTTCGTGATCAGTCGTCGCGACCGATGCGCAGCGCTTCGCGGTTGTAGGCGAGTTGCAATTTGTGCGACACGTTTTCGGGTATCACGTATTTGTGCCGCGGCGGGGTGAGCAGGGGAAGAGCGCCGCCTGGGCCAAGGCCATGCAGATGGTGAATCATCAGCGTGATTGCCTCGCCCTGTTCCTCGATTCCGGACCAGGCCATCAGCTCAGCCAAAGCCTGGCGGGTACCGGTCAGGCAGTGAAGCCGTATTTCCTCTTCGCCGCGGCTCTTTCGCTTCGCCGCGGTCTTTGCTGAGCGGTCTTTCTGAGCTGCAGCCATGGCTGATCTCCGTTATTCCACTGGCCGGCAGTGCCAGCCAGGTCTGTCGTTTGCGTTGTTGTGGTCGTCGCTTCATCGAAACGCCGGCTTCAGCGTCGGATAGTCGATGCTGTAATCCTTGATCAGCCGATACAGGAGCGTTGAAGTGATGCCCAGGGACTTGCAGCACTGCTGGCGATTGATGCCTTGGGCGATGCAGTCCTTGATCCGTATAACCATCAAGGCTTCAGCTTCTGGAGTGGCCCGGTTTGGTGCGCGTGCTTTTTTGGGTCCTGCCAAGAACTCGATTTCGTATCGCTTGGCGATACCCTTGAGGGTGCCGAGGGATATTTCTTCCTTCTCGCAGATCTCGTTCCGGTTCATGGTCTTGGCCAGCTTTTTGATGCGCACTGCCTGTTGATCGGATTCCTCTTTGGCAGCTGGCCGCTGGAAGTTCGGCGTACTCTGACGCCCGTAGGCGGATTTCTGTGGAGTGGAGGTTGAAGTGTCAGCCTCCAGAATGACGCCGCCAGCGGACAGAAATGCCGCAGTGCAGTCGGCCAGATCGGCGCGCTGCGCATCTTTTATCTTGATGGTGCTGAGCTCGGTGCTAATCATGATGGCCTCACTTGATCCTGATTGAGCTCTCGCCGCGCTCCAGGTGAGCCCAGGATGGTTCTGGCAGAAGCTCATGCTCAGCGTCTTCACCGGCTTCCATGCGCTTGCGAACAGCAGCGTTATGCTCGCGAATCTCTTTGAGGCGGGCGGCGATGCTCTTCTTGTCAGGCGCGATCACCGTAGCCACCGAAACGAATTCGTCCGGCACGGCCTGTTCGTTGTCGACAATTACCTTCTCTGGCGCGAGGGCCAGGGTGATGGTGAACAGCGGGCGCTTGATCGACTTGATATCGGCCGCTTCCATGTTCCGGCGAAGGTAGTCGCTGATTTGGCCGACGGTGTTCTTCTTGATGCGCTTGAGCTCGTTCAGGCGAGCAACTTCCGTTTCGATGGCGTCGATATCGCCTTCGATGTTTCGACGCAGCATCACGATGCTGTCGGCTTTCTCGGCGAACTCACCTTTGATGCCGTCCATGGTGTCCTGGATGGCTTGCTTGAGGTTTTCGTCGTCGGTGTCTGCCATGGCGGCGAGTTCGGCCATCTGGCCGGTCAATGCGTAGAGCTGGGTCATGCGGCACTCTCCTGAGCATCTTCAAGGTCGGCCTTGCGGGCATCCTTGGCGCGGGTGAACTTGATTTTGTGGGCGTCGCGCTCTGGATCGTTTTGACGAAGGTCCAGCTTGCGTATGGCCGATTTGTAGAGCTGCTGCAGCTCGTTGAGCGACTGCGCGGTACCAATCAGATGGAGCGTCTCAGCCAGCCATTCGCGGTACTCGGCGGCCTGGCGTTCCTTCGTTTCGATCTTGTCCTCGGCGCGCTCGATCTCGGCCTCGCCGAGTCGTTCGTTGACGTAGTGGATGTCGTCATAGAGGCCCAGGCGGACATCAGCGGAGAACCCCAACTGACTGAGGCATTTACCGATCGCATCAGTGAGCGATTTCTTGGGGGCGTCGAAGTCGGTGGTGATACCGAATCGGTTTTGCGTGATGAAGGGGGTATGTCCATAGTGGGTAATCGTCTTTCGCTCACCATCACCGCCGACGTACCAGAGCGCGACCTTGAGTGTGTGCACCTGGGCGTGAGCCAGCACACTTCCTTCCTTGCTGAGCAGGGGGCCGCCGACGTCGAAGCGCTCCTCAATCACTTCGTAACCCCAGCCGGTGCCGCAGGGGCCGAACTGCTCGGTCGCGCGCTTAGCTAGGTACTGAGCATTCACCGCGGTACCGGTGAATCCACCTGGGCCGGTGTATTCCTTGGTGAACTTGGGATCGGTCTTTTCGACTTCTTCCCATAGAGCGAGGTTGGGTGCAGGCATGACTATCTCCCGCCGCGCAGGTGCGCAGCTTTGAAAGATGTGGGTTACTGGGTGATGCGATCGGCGAGGGCGCCCAGCAGTATCAGGAAGGTGCAGAGGAGGAGAGTGATTGCAGATCCGCGCCAGTAGGCCGCGCGGCGGGCGACTTGGAGGCGGCTCACGCCTTTACCTCATAGGCTACTGTCCACTCTCCGCAAAGGCAGGCTCGGCCGCTCCAGGCATGCACGTTCGGGATGCCCGCATCGTGAGCCAGCGAAAGGGCACCCAACCATTTGGCGTGAGTGAAGGCCAGGATCATGCGGTCGGCGGGCAGCTCTTCAAGCTGCTCATCGATCAGGGACTTAACCGGTGCAGTACTCATGCTGCCTCCTTTCGCCGCTGGCAGATGTTCAGCAGGCGTTTGCAGTAGTGGCTGAATTCTTCGGTGGTGATCAGCTCGTCGGTGTAGAGGCGGGTGATCAACTGTTGAACCAGGACGCTCATGTCGGCCTGGCTGGTGGGATCACTAACTCCCTCCAGCGCTTGGTCGATGAGAATGTGCGGACTCATAGATCGCCATCCACATCGTCTTCCCGCTCTTCCAGCTCAGCTGCCACCGCGTCGGCGGCGTAAGGCCTGAGCAGGGCCATGGCGATCTGTTCCAGGGCCTGAACCGGCCTTTCTGAACCGAGCAGGTCGCCGGCATGGCTGTAGGATTCGCTCTGGCTCCCAACGACCGCGGCAAGAACCAGGCGAGCGAACGAATCACGCTCGTCCAGGTCGTCGATCTGCCGCTGATTCAGGTGGCCCTGGAGGTAGGTGGCGAACTGATCAGCCGTGACGGTGACTGGCTTGCTGTAGCGCCGCTTCCACGACACGTCAGCGCCGCACACCAGCTGCTCCGCCGCATGCTCCAGCCATTCACGCTCGGCTTCGCTGTCGTCGGGCGCCTCAGCAGGCAACAAAGCGTCGAAGCGCTCCTGGCAAATTTTCAGTGCTGCGGTCATGGTTGTCTCCAGGGTGGAGGGGTGTTGATCCAACAAAACTCGGCTGCACTCGACTGCCCCACTGGTTGCCGTTGGGCGTGGAGGGGAGTGCATGCGGGTGGTGTCGGGGAGGGTGGTCAGGTTGCTGGCTGCTATATTTCAGCGAGTAGTTTTGTAAAAAAGGAGAGGCAAATGGGCTGGGATGAAAGCCGGCACAAAGCAACTTGTGGTTCTTGTGGGCACGAGGGCGTCCAGGTCAGGCGCTCAAATGACTATGGCGAATCGGATGATCGGTGGGAGGGTTTCGCTACTGTTCCGGCGAACGAGTGCGATTACCATCGAAAACGCTCCGGTGCTCGCGTGCCTGTCTGCAATTGCAAGAGTCAGAACATCATCGTTGGTCCGCTAATACAGTAAAGATGCGGGCGCCCGGCGCTGCCCGGGATGCGTCAAGTCTGGCAAGCTGTTGCCCTCGGACTCGCCCGCGATGCCGGTTACTTGTTCGGCGTTGATGTCATCAGCAGATCCTCTGGGCTATGCCCGCTGCGGGGCGCTGACAAAGCGCGCTCTCCGGAACCGATATTCTCTCGTCGGTCCAAGCGCCCAGCACTGTAGTGGCTGGGAACACTGTTGCTCGGCAACCGAGGGTTAGCGCTTCATGGCGGTATCTCCTATTGCTTGCTCACTGGGCAGGCAGTGGCCACCTATCGAAGCTGCATTGGAATGTCGGTCCTGACCAAGATGCCTAACTACGTCCGCCCGTTCGCATACAAACAGTTGGCCTGGATCAGCTTTTTTCATGGGGCGCCTACATTCCGATGCAGCCTCTTTCGAG